ACAAAATTATTGCAAGGATTAAGATATTTATTAGTTTGTAAAAAGGCATTAGATTAGGTATTTATAAAAATATTTAATCTAATGCCTTTTTGAAAGGAGAAAAACTATGAAAATAAATGGTAAGGAGATTGCTTTGAAAATAACGCCAAAGGCAGTAAGAAAAGTTGAGGAAATAGATAAGGATTTTGACGTATTGAGAATGATTAGAGAGGCACAAGATGAAGGAAAAGAACCGCGTATATCAGATTATTGCAAAGTTATCTATACAGGGTATATTGGAGCAACAGATGAAAATATAGGGTATGAAGATTTCTTAGAGTTGATTAATGATATTGACATAATAAAGATAAATTCCGTAGGTGTTGAATTACTAAAACGAAGAAAAAACTAAGATTCCAAGAAGGATTTAAAAAAGCAACAGGGAAGAAGGAAAGAAGTAAATATAAACAACCAGACATATATATCGAAACATTAGCCGATATGTATGTTTTTTTTGTTGTTATGAATGGAATTGACGCTGATACATTTTGGAACAGCGATATTTCCTTCTTGGACGAAGTAGTAGACGATATTCATGCATATAGAAACTATATTAATAATCCGAAGGAGGCGTAAAGATGTCAAAAAAGAATAAACAGCAAATTAAGTTTGAAGCAGACATAACAGGGTTAAAATCTGAAATAAAAGAAGGCGAGCAATCTATACGTTCTCTTACAAAAGAACTGAAATTAAATCAAGAACAGCTTAGGGGAAGCAAAGATGATATAAACTTGCTTGCTACAAGAGTAAAGACTCTTCAAGATGAATATGAGAAACAAACGCAAATTGTTGAGTTAAGTAATCAAGCATATGAAAAAGCTGTAGAAATGTTGGGAGAAAACTCAGAAGAAGCCAGAAAGTGGAAAGATAAAGTTGCAGAAGCGGAAGCAAAACAGCAAAAGATAAAGAACGCAATAGATGAAACTAATAAAGAACTAAAAATACAAAGTGAGAGACTGATAACAACAGGAAAAAAATGGCAAGAAACTGGGGATCATATTACTAAATTAGGAGATAAAATAAACTCAATAGGAAATAAGCTATCTGTAATTAGTGCTGGGACAGCTGGAATTGCTGTAACAGCACTAAAAGCATCTATTGACTATGAAAGTGCATTTGCAGGAGTTACAAAGACTGTAGAGGGTACAGAAGAGCAATTACAATCTATTAGAAAAGGTATATTAGATATGTCAGCAGAATTGCCAACATCTGCATCAGAAATTGCATCTGTAGCAGAGTCAGCAGGACAATTAGGGATTAAGACTGATGACATACTATCATTTACCAGAGTTATGATTGATCTCGGCGAATCAACAAATCTAAGTTCAACTGAGGCTGCCAGTAGTTTAGCAAAATTTGCCAATGTAACTAAAATGAGTGCAAAGGACTATGATAGATTAGGTTCAACTATAGTAGCTTTAGGAAATAATTTTGCGACAACTGAAGCTGATATTGTATCAATGGCAACACGTTTAGCTGCGACTGGAGAATTGACTGGATTAAGTGAAGCACAGATAATGGCATTGGCAACAGCTATGTCTAGTGTTGGCATAGAGGCAGAAGCGGGTGGCTCTGCAATGAGCAAATTGCTAAAGAAAATACAAGTTGCAGTAGAGACAGGTTCAGATGAGTTAGAAGATTTTGCAAAAGTAGCGGGAATGTCATCAAAAGATTTTAAAAAGGCATTTGAAGAAGATGCAGTTAGTGCATTATCTAGTTTTATTTCAGGGTTGAATGACACAGAAAAAAATGGAAAATCTGCTGTAGCTATTTTAGATGATATGGGACTAACAGAAGTTCGTTTATCTAATACTATTTTGAGTCTAGCAAATTCATCAGGTGTAATGACAGATGCAATAAAACTAGCTAACAAAAGTTGGAAAGATAATACTGCATTAAGTAAAGAAGCTACTACACGATACAAGACCACAGGTTCACAAATAAAAATGCTAAAAAATGAAGCTACTAAATTGGCTGTAGAATTTGGAGATGAGTTAGCTCCATCATTACGACAGATTTTAAAAGATGCAAAACCATTGCTAAATAATATAAGCGATGCAATAAAAAGATTTAGCGAATTAGACGAAAAAACAAAGCAAAATATAATTAGAATGGGAGCATTAGTAGTTGCACTTGGTCCAGCTACTAAAGCTGTAGGTGGAATTACATCTGCTATAGGAAATGGAATAAAGGGAGTTGGAAGTCTTTCACAAGCATTAGGAAATTTAAAAAATGGGACTAATGAAGGTAGTGATGGTGTAAAGTCGTTAACAAGTATAATAAGCAAAGTTGCTTCGCCAGCAGGAGCGGCTACTATAGCTATTACAGGTTTAACAGCGGCTTCTGCAGCACTAATATATAAAAAATATGAAAGTAGTAGAGCATCAAAGGAAGTATTAGAGGATGTAAAAAAAGAGATTGAAGCACAAGATGAATTGGCTAAGTCATATGATAATTCCAAAAATGCTGTATTTGCTGAAATGAACAATATAGAAAAATTAACAAGTGAATTGGATAAATTAGTTGATGAAAATGGTAGAGTGAAAGATGGGTATGAAAAAAGAGTTGATTTTATTCTAGGTCAATTAAATGCTGCTTTGGGGACAGAGTATTCAAGAACCGGTGACTTAGTTGATAAGTATAATGAATTAAAAGAATCCATTGAAGAAGTGATTTTAAAAAAGAAGTTAAGTGCTTTAATGGAATCCGAGCAAGGGAAATATGATGATGCTATAGCGAATAAAGCGGATATTTACTCAGAATTAATTGATTTAGAGGATGAGTTGGCAAAAAAAGAGGAAGCATTAAGACAAGCAGAAGAAAGACAAAACAACAATAAAGCAAGTGAAAATCTTGATAAGATTGGAAGTACACTTTCAGGACTAGGTAATGGAAATATAATGTCCTATATAACAGCTTTAGGAACAACTGCTGCAAGTGGCACAATTTCAGCCAGTTATGCAATAGATGTCGATAATGCAAAAAAAGATCTAGATAATACAAGAAAAGCACTTGAGTTAAAAAGACAGCTATATGAGAAACAACTAGAATATATTAGGCAATATGAAAGTGATTATGTAATAATGACTTCCGGAACAAATGATGAAATAAATAATTTGATAGCAAGAAGGACAACATATTATTCTAATGCTACAGACGATATAGCAGGGGAGATTCAACAGAAAATAGAAAATCAACTATATGATTTAAATGTTACAAAAAGGTATTTGGAAGATAGCATAAAAAACAAAGATGAAGCAACGAAACAAGAATGTGAAATACAGAAAAAATCGCAGGAAAAACAACTTGAAATACTAACCCAAAACTTAGTCGCAATGACAAGTACAACAGAGAGTATGACACCAGCACAAATTACGGCGTGGAGTCAACTAGCAACACAATCATCTGATATATATGCAAATGTTTTAAGCGAACTACCTCCAACTACTGTCAGAAAAATTCAAGATGCAACAGGAAAAGTAGTAAGTGACGAAGCACTTGAAGCAGCCTTTAAAGAATTAGGTAGGGAAAGTATAGATAGTTTTAGTCAAAATGACTTTGAAGGCATGGGTAAAAGTGCAATAGAAAGATTAGCAAACGGTACTTGGTCTGGACGTGGATTTCTTCAATCAACAGCAAAAAGACTGTCAGAACAATTGAAATTGACTCCATCAGTTTCATCAGCCAATAGTGGAAATGCTGATGGATTAGCTTATGTACCATTTGACAATTACGTTGCGAGATTGCATGAAGGAGAAAGAGTTTTAACTAAAAGAGAAAATCAAGATTATACAAGAAATATCAATAACAATTCACAAAATGTTGTTGTTAACATATATCCACAAACAATGACAGAACAGGAAATGATAAAAGTAAGTAATTTTATTGAAAGAGAGTGGGGTAGAAGAAGTTGATAGAACATAAAGAGTATAGGTATGAAGATATCAGAAACTTCTATTTCGAAAATGAAAAAGGTCAAAGAATAGATTGCCAAAAAGTAAATGGTAATCTATTCTTGTACAATGTAGATGGATTAGGTTTTGAAAAAGAAGTTGAGTATATCCGAGTTGGTAATACATATGTAAAGAATGATGAATATATAAAACAAAATATAATTAATGGCGAATTAGAGTTTTATGAAATGACATATGATGAATATAAAAATTTTGTTGATTTTATTTTGAAATCGGAGAAATTGAAAATAATATATGTTCCAAAACTTTCAAATCGTACGGAATATTATCGAGATATTGATTTTGTTAAGATTGGAAAATCAGAAGAAGATGAGTATAACATACTAGTTTCACCTATTCAAATTAATTGTACAAGTTTATGGTACAAACAGAACACTGTTAATTATACAATAGAACCACTCACAGACGAAATTCGCTGGGATTTCCGCTGGGACAGTTCTTTTACAGACTACAACTCAAGAAGCCTACAATATATCAATGATGGTCATGTAGAAGCACCGATTGAAGTTGAAGTTTCAGGACATGTGGTAAATCCACGTTTAGAATTATACATTGAAGGTCAACTATATCAAACAGTAACATTTAACGTTGAAATAAATGCATATGAAAAACTATTATATGGAACTAAAGAAAACGAGTTCTACATACTAAAGCAACATACAGATGGAACAACAGAAAGTTTATTTAGCTTAGATGTAATTGATTTTGAAAATGATAATGTAATAAGAATACCAACAAACAAAAGTTGTGAGTTAAAAATAGAAGCAGATAACGAAGTATTAAATGCTCAAATAACAATATATCCTCAATACATTGCTGTGTAGGAGGTGTTATATATGAATGAGATGACAATAAGATTTAACGGGCAAGATTATATAGCAATATACAACAGCCAAACGGGTTATTACGAATTAGAACTAACAGCACCAGAAACAGGAGGGATTTATAACGCAGATATAACATTCTCGGATTTTTGGGAAGATGTATATCAAGATAGTATTCCAATTCAAATTCTGGCAAAAGAGAAAGTTAAGATTGAAACCAATAAAGTGTTTATGTGGATATTTGATTATAAAGATTTCACAGTAAAAGATCTAATTGAATTAACAGATTACGATATTGATATTGATGAAGAAACGAACGCAAATACAATTATAAATGTATTAAAGAAAACAACTGCAAAAGCTAGAGATATTATTGCAATAAAGAAAAATAGTGAGGTTATTTATTGGGGAACAATAGACAATGTTCAAAATGAAGATGGAAAATTACTATATGAGTTTATATCAAAATATGTAACTAATATATTTAATCAAAAAATTAAATTAGGAAACGAAGAATTAATAAGAACTGT